AACTTGTGGGCATCCCACAGGAAGTACATGGGATAGATTTTGACGTAAGGTCTCAAAGATATTTATTCCACAATGAAACACCATTTACTAAAATAGATGCAGACAGAGGTTAAAATAACATTGCCTACCCATTCATTTTCTGGCAAAACCAAACATTATTTGAATTTAAATCAGTACAGGAATTGGCACTATCGGGTGAGCAATAATCTTAAACGTAACTATAAAGAGACCATATCTCAATACTTAGACTTTAAGTTTGATGGTGAGATATCTATTCATTATGATTATTATGCTCCTGATAAAAGGGTTAGAGATTTAATGAATGTAGTGAGTGTTGTGGATAAATTCTTTCAGGATACTTTAGTAGATAAGGGATGTATACTTGCCGATGATACAAGTATAGTTAAAACAATATCTGTAAAGTATAAAGGAATTGACAAAGGTAATTCAAGAATAGAAGCCACTATAAAATCAGTTTAATATGTATGTACAGTTGTTTCCCATTTATGGGGTTATGTTAGGAGTTAATTATTGGAATACCGAATTGGATACCGATGAGCCAACTCAGGAGGTAGAGCATTTATTTCAAGTAATGTTGTTTATAATAGGTATATCATTTCACTATTGGAAACCAAGAGCCTTATAGAAATATTAGCCAATCGCCATAAGGAATGGTTCTTTATGGCAAAATCCTTTGGATGCGATGATGAGTCTGCCAATGAACTTGTTCAGGAAATGTACGTTAAGGTAGTGCGTAAACACGCTGATACATTGTATAAGATTATGTATAACGAAACAGAGATAAATACATACTATGTGTATATCGCTCTTAGAAATCTTTATTTAGATGGATTCCATAAGTATACAGAACCAAATCATTTGCCAATAAATGATTCAGTAGATAGAGAATACAATGAACCAAACTTGCAGAAAGAAATGACCCTAAAGTCATTGATGGAAAAGATAAACGATGTTGTTTCTGATTGGTATTGGTATGATAAGAAGATGTGGGATATCCACTTCTATAAGAACAAAAGTATGAGACGAATTGCTAAAGAAACTAAGATAAGTTTAAGTTCAATTTTTAACACATTAAGTAATGGCAAGGAAAAAATCAGACAGAGTGTCGAGAAAGAGTACGAAGTCTACAAACAATCCAAGTAGAGGTCTTGGTGATACTGTAGAGAAGATAACCAAAGCTACTGGCATAAAGAAAGCAGTAGAGTGGTTTGCAAACGGAAAAGACTGTGGGTGCGATAAACGTAAGGAATATCTTAACAAGATGTTCCCATACAATAAACCAGAGTGCCTATTAGAAAGCGAATATAGTTTTCTCAATGGGTATTTTAAGGAAAACAAAGGTCAAGTAACTGTGGAGTCTCAGCATCGTATGATTGAGATTTACAACAGGGTTTTCAAGGACAATGCAATTCCTACAGCGTGTAGCAGTTGTTTTAAGAACAATGTCCACAATAAGTTAATGCAGGTATATAATCAATATGAGTCAAACAGTAAGTAAAGGTAGGTGGAAATATTCGTTTGCTGAAGGCAGAAAAGCTGAATCTAAATTTCAAGACCTTATGGTTTCAAGAGGGAACTCGTGTATTAAATCAAGCAAATCTGATGACATTAAAAACCATGTTGATTTTTATGTTAATGATGTGCCAGTAGATGTAAAAGGTAACAGGCACATTGAAACTATATGGGTTGAATTGACAAATGTTAGAGGAGATAAGGGTTGGCTAAAAGGAAATTCAAAGTACATTGTGTTTGATATAGTGGAATTAAATTCATTTTGCTTTTTTGATAGGCAAGATTTACTTGAATATACACTAACTTTCACCGACATTGCTAAAGACAAGACTGAGTATAAAAAAAGATATACAAGAAAAGATAGAAAAGATGTTATCGTCAAATATAGATATGATGATATAAACCATTTATTAGTTCAATGCATAAATTATGAGCGATAGTATTTCAAGATATTGGGAATCTGATGATACGATTAACAGTAGATTCCATACCAGAAGATTAAACGATATAAAAGACCCTATAGTAGAGAACGTAAGGAATCTGCTTAGCGTTAGGAGCAAAATGGGGATGGTTAAATATGATACCACCTTAGAAGATAGTAAGCTATCTACCTTAGAATGGTTGCAACACCTACAGGAAGAACTCTTGGATGGTGCTTGTTATATAGAGAGACTAAAGAAAGATTTAACTCAAAATAAATAGATTATGCCTTTAAACATGAAACCAAAGAAGTACGAAGAAAAAGTAGACTTCAACAGAAGATGTATGAACAATGCAAAGATGATTCAGGAGTTTCCAGATAGGGAACAAAGGTTCGCAGTCTGCCAAACATACTGGAAAGGAAACTTCGACCCAAAGAAATAAAATGTTAAAGTTTTTGTAGTTAAATTTATTTTTATATAGTTTTGCTTAAAACAATAAGACATGAAAATATTATTTAACCTCCCCAAGCTTATCGTTATATTTATACTTCTGGGGTTCTTCTTTCTACTTGAGGCTATAGTATATGTAATATATTGTTCGTTTGAGATGCCTCTTAATTTTGTAGGGGAACAGTTAGAAAAGATAATTAGAAAACTATTAAAATACGTTAGGTAATGGGAAAGACAAAAAAACTTTTAGAGTACGAGTGGTTCTTAGAATCACAGAGAGCAGAACTCCATTGGATGGAACAGGAATATGAACAATCAAAATATGAATATGCAAGAGACTATAACAACCTTAGACAATAGAATCTGGGATAAGGAGGAACTCCTTGAGAAGATGATGGATGATGATTTCTATTATCGATATCTTGGAGTCAATGCATTATCAAGTAGTGCCATAAAGAAACTCCTTAGTTCTCCAAGAGAATATGAGGATTCATTGATGGCAGGTTCTAAGACAAACCCTGCATTTGAGTTTGGTTGGTTATTCCATACCGCAATACTTGAGCCTCATGTTTATGAAAAGCAGGTGTTCGTTGATGTAAGGGATAGGAGGAGTAAGGGCTTCAAGGAGGCTTTATCTATGCATCAAAGACCTTTTACTACAAGAGAAAGGGATGAGGTTGAAAGATTGGCAGATTCATTCTACAGTAATTCAAGGGCTGTCGATATGATGCAACACACCAGAAAAGAAGTTCCTGCCATTGGTAATCTATTTGGTTTGCCATTCAGGGCTAAAGCAGATGTTCTTGGCGATGGGTACATCTTAGATTTAAAGACCACTAAGAATATAAATAAGTTTGAGTATTCGGCAAGAGAGTACCTCTATAGATGCCAAGCATACATATACTGCAAGTTGTTTGATATAGACTATAGAGACTTTACCTTTATTGCAGTAGACAAAGAGACTGCCACTATTGGATTCTATGGGGTGAGTGAAAAGTCATTCATCGCAGGAGGATATGATGTGGAACAAGCTGTAGATGTGTATAAAGAATACTTTGTAGAAAGGAACAAAGAAATATACGACTATCAATTAGAAGGCGATATATAAATGTATTTAGATAAACAAGAGTGCTTCAATGACATATTACATTCCCTTAGACTTGGGATATTGTTTGAGGATGATATAAAGTATCTGCTTACCTTTTATAAGGAAACAGAGAACTATGAATGTTGTCAGGGAGTTTTAGATGCTTGTGAAGAATTTAAAAGAGAACTCAATGGAATTAAAACAGATTAGAGAATTAGTAGAATTAGAATTAAAAACAAAATTGAATCAACCGAGTAGAAAACGTGAAATTGTTTACGCAAGAAACTTATATTTTAAGTTAGCAAGAGACTATACTAATTTTTCGTTTCGTGAGATAGCTGATGAATTAGGTAAAGACCACGCTACTGCTTTGCATGGGTATAGAACTTGTACTGAGGTTATGTTAAAATACGATATTAAATTCATCAAAGCCCATAAAAAAATATCAAGGATATTAAGTGGTATCATAAACATTCCACTCAAACTCACTAATCCAGAGGTGTACTATAGAGAAAAGTATAAAGACCTTTTATTAGACCACAGGGCGCTTATTAGTAACTTTAGAGATGTACATTCTCAGCTATCTAAAATAAAAGGGATGGAGGTATACTGTGATGAGTGAGGAAGGCAAAAGACCAATGAAGCGTAAACAAGATGGCAGAAGAAACAATGGTGCTATCAAAGGTATCTCCAGAGGACAAGGGAGACCTCGTAAGACCGCCAATATGGATATAGGGGGTATGACCCTCAATGCAATGAAGAAAGCCTTTGGAAGCGAAGAAAAAGCTTGGATAGAGGTGGCAAAATTAGCTAAGGAAGGTTCTGTCCAACATTGGAAATGGCTACTGGAATATAGGTATGGTAGACCGAAGGAACAACAAGAGGTTAAGATAGACACTAAAGTAAACATCCCTGTGATAGACTTTAGTAAACCTAAGACAATAGATATAACACCAGAAGAAATTAAAGAAGATGAATCCAAAGAACAAGATAATAAATAAGTTATTCCCAAACAATCAAGTAAAGACTGTTTGGAGTGAAGATTTTCAGCGACAAATGGTTAAGAGGTGGGAACAGAAAGCTTATGATAGATACCCTGAAGATTCTATTGCTCCACTTAGAAGAGTTAACGAGGAAGAATTAAAAAATTCTGAGCATTGGGATACGTCTTGGTTGAAAGAAAAATATCCAGAAAGATTCAAGTAATGGAGAAACTAAATCTGAATCCTAAATATCAATCATTATTCGATTCGGATAGTAGGTATAATGTGATTACTGGAGGTAGGGGTTCAGGTAAATCCTTTGCAGTAACAGTATTCTTAGTCTTGCTTACCTATGAGAAGAATAACAAGGTTCTATTTACGAGGTATACTATGACCTCTGCCAGTATGAGTATCATCCCTGAATTTATTGAGAAGTTGGAACTTATGGGGGTTATAGAACACTTTACTGTTACTAAGTATGAGATTATAAATAAGCTCACAGGAAGCTCAATATATTTCTCAGGGATTAGAACTGCAAGTGGAGACCAGACTGCCAAACTTAAATCTATTAGTGGGGTGAATACTTTTGTCCTTGACGAAGCAGAGGAACTTACCGATGAAGAAAGCTTTGATAAGATTGACTATTCTATTCGTGCTAAAGGAGTAAGGAATAGATGCTTGTTGATTCTAAACCCCACCACAAGGGAACATTGGATATACCAAAGGTTCTATCAGAATAGAGATATACCAGATGGATTCAATGGTGAAAAGAACAATGTGAATTATATCCACACCACCTACCAAGATAACATTGAGAATCTAAGTGAGTCCTTTGTGAAACAGGTTGAAGATATGAAGGCGCGGAGACCTGATAAATTCAAACACCAGATACTCGGTGGTTGGCTACAAAGAGCAGAGGGTGTTATCTTTACTGATTGGCAGGTTGGACAATTCAATGGGGATGTAGATTTAATGGCATGGGGATTAGACTGGGGATTCTCACGAGATGCCTCAGCACTTGTGAAAGTTGCCATCGACAAACATAGGAAAATTATTTGGTTAAAAGAATACCTTTATAAAAAAGGTTTGGTTACTTCTAATTTATATGATGCTTGTATAAGACACGCAGGTAAGGAGCTTATTGTGTGTGATAATAGTGAGCCTCGACTGATTGCAGAACTATCAACCAGAGGTCTGAATCTAAGTCCCACAATAAAAAAGAAAGGCAGTATCTTATCTGGTATTGCTCTGATGCAAGACTACACAATCAATGTAGAAGGTGAGAATCTCACTAAAGAATTTAATAATTATGCTTGGGCAGTAAACGGAATAAAGCCTATTGATTCCTACAATCACTTGATTGATGCAAGTAGATATGCGATTCAGTATATGCTTACTCGCTCAGTACCTAAAGGAATGTATATTGTAAAATAAATTTGGTGGAGTCAAAAATAATTTATAGATTTGAATATCATTGAGATTATTTAAATTTTTAGTTTTTCATTTGTTTTAGTTAATTAAGTTTGGAGAGCCACCTGTAAAAAGGGTGGCTCTTTTTTTGTTAAATGATATGAATTGTTATAATTGCGATGCGTTTGTTTTGGTTTATCGGAAATAAAAAAAGGGTAACATTACTGCTACCCCTTGTTAATTAATTAATTGTTATTATTGAATCCCACCAGTTTGGTTCTCGCCTTGTACCTGTCTTTTTTACAGTTACAAAAACTTTTTTGCCATACCAACTCTCAAAATCAATATCATTATAATAACATTTAATTTCAGTTGGTACTTGTTTTAAGTTTCTGTTTGTTGCCATTGCAACTCTTGATAAAACGTGCCATTTCATTCTTGCTTTAACCTGTTCAGAAGTCCAACCCAATTTATCACAAAAATCTAATGCAAATTTATCACATCTAAATTCTGCTAAACAACTTGGTTTGATTCTTTGGTCTATTATGTGTTTAATTTCATGTAGACAAACAAAAAATCTATCAAGATTATTTGGGCGTGGAATTTTGATTTCTCTTTGTTTCAAGTATGCTCTCCCACAAGATGATACCGACCACTTTTTTAATTTAATGTTGTGTTCGTTCATTAGGTCATTCACAATTTGCAACGCATCATTTCTATTAAACTTGTTTTTCATTGTTTATTGTTTTAAGTTATACATTATGTCAATGAACTTAATCATTGATTCAATATACATTAGCCAGATGACACCACCAAATTATTTTATGACTTTAACATAATTTTAACATAAAGTGTTAAAGTTTTGTTAAAATATTTGGCAGTTGGAAAATATTATATATCTTGCAGTCGAATTAAAACAATAACATTATGGAAATTACATTACAACAAATCTTAGACAAGGTATCAAATGGTAGAGTGTTCTCTGCCAACTTCATTAAGAAAGATGGTACTGAACGCACAATGAACTGTAGAACTGGTGTTGTCAAACACACTACAGGTAAAGGTTTATCCTTTAACCCTATTTCAGCCAACCTCATTCCAGTATTCGACATGAATAAGAATGGCTACAGATTTATCAGCTTTGATAGATTGAATTGGATTAAAATAGGCGGAAAGAAATATACTAACTTCAAAAGATAAATAAGATGATAACTATAGAACAGATAGAGAATTTTGCAAATACTGTAAAAGAAGAATATAAGGACTGTGTAAATGACAGCCACACAGCATCTCAATACTCAGGAGTGTGTGATGGTTTGGATTCGTTAATTGGACATTTAAGGGACTATAAAAACAAGTAATTATGACACCAACAATGACAATTAAACAACGATGCCCAGAGGCTTGTTATGTTACAATCGAGAATCAATTTGGCAAGTATACATTCTTCATTGACAACTCAACTGGAGAACAAATTATGAAGTGTTGGAATGAAGAAGAGGATGCCATCAAAACAATAAAAGAAATCTGGAACTCGTGAGTGGAATAGACCCAACAAAAGATTTAAAAGGGGACATCTTTGAAGAAGTAGTAGCAGATACCCTACACGCATTGGATGATAATTTATACTATATTATTAGTGAGTACATGAACACCTCTGCCATAAGAGTAGGTTACCATGAATGGTTCTGGGATAACAGGAACAAAATCAAGGAAGCTATAATGAATAAAATAAAAATAGATTTATAATGAGAGGCATTGACAAGCTATTTAGGTTTGACCAGCTCAGTAGGGGGTCTCAGATTGAGGCTCTCTACAATGAGCGTGATGCGATGATTAAAGCAGGATATCGATATGCCGATGAATCTATTAATAGTCTGTTTGAATTTGCCGAGATTCTTGGTAGCAAGATAACCACATTCGATATCAACTTCTATGATGTTAACGAGAAAAGCTATTGTAAGTTTTTAAACGTATGGAAGTATAAAGATATAGACCTCTACAAAATTATAGAGAATCTTTCTATGGAGGATGGGATGTTTACTGGATACTTTGCAGATGTCCACCTATTTAGATGCCTTAGAGAGCTTGTGTACGAGGATGGGATTACCGACCCTAACCTTATCCTTAAAAAGTGTTTCCAATCATGGCTAAATGCCTGTAGAGAGGAAGCAAATGCATATCTCTCCGAAGATTATCTTAGAAGTAAATTTGAAGCAGGAGACTTCCTATTTTTAGAGGATGGAACTTTCTTCTCAACTGGTGATAACCCTTTAGAATATTTAGTCTGAAATAAATTCAATAGGTGTAAATTCAACACCCTAGTAAATTCAATACCCTAGTAAATTCAATACCCCCTTTTTTGGGGGTTTTTTTGTAGCTTTTGCCAAATGTTAAAATTTTGTTAAAATTGTTAAAATACTTTTTTCATTTACCCTTTTGTGTACTTTTACGGGTGTGCAACAACAACACAACAAAAAAATTTAACTTAAAACACTGAAAATGAGTAATTTAACAAAAAGCAAACTAATCAAAACGTTGAAAATC